AGCTATAGCATTTAGAGGCTACGGACAGTTAAACGACAATATAAATCCTGAGCTATCGAAAGATTTTATGATATCTAATTCTGTAATTAATAATCTTTGTGGTTCAGAAATTATTGTGCCATTCTATCAGCAAGGAACAGACGGTGTTACTAAGGTAGTATATTTTCAAGATACAACACAACTAAAACTCAACACAACTGGTAGTGCAGTTCCTTTTACAATAGCACAAGAAGTGAGATTAAATCCTCCAGTTGACATAAAAATTGATAAGACAGCATCTCTTAGTTCTAGTTCCAATAAGTCTGTCAATACAAGCTCTATACCAGTGAATGCAAATAAAGTTACAATTACAAGAGCCGATGGAACAACTAGAACAATAAACATACAGTGTATTGATGAATGTAAAAACTTGCCACATAAATTATCATTTCTTAATAAATTTGGTGTGATACAAAGTATGTATTTTTTCGCACTTAAAAGAGATGGAATGAATACAAATAGAACAGATTATAAAAAATCAAATATACAGATACAGTCTAATCCAACATCTTATAACCCATCTTTACACCAAACAAGATATATAGAAAATCAAGGCAGAGAAAGATTTACAATGAATACTGGTTTTATACATCCAAGTCACAATCAAGTGATAAAAGAAATATTGGTTTCAGAATATGTTTACATACATGATTCGAACAGAGTAAGTCCATCTGATCAAACTTCTGCCTTAGCAGTACCAGTAAAAGTTCTATCTGATAATGTAAATCTTTTGACTAGAAAAGATGACAAGCTTATCAACTATGCTTTAGAATTCGAAGCAGATTCTGAATTTGTACAAAGTATTAGGTAATGACAGAAGTACAATTATACATACAAGATACAAGCGATAAAGACAGAAAAATAGACTTGTACGGAGATGAAACTATTGAAATAACATCTACCCTACAGGATCTTAAAGATGTTGGTAAAGTATTTACAGATTTTAGTCAGTCATTTTCTGTACCTGCTTCAGATGAAAACAATAAAACATTTGGTCACTTTTATTCGCCACACATAACCGAAGGTGGTTTTGATACTAGAACTAAAAAAGCAGCAAAGATATTTATAAACTTTGTTCTATTTAGAAGAGGTTTTGTACAGGTAAATTCAGTTACCATGAATCATAATAGACCAGCAAGTTATAACATTACATTCTTTGGCAATACAGTACAATTAAAAGATTTAATAAAAGAGGATAAATTAGATGCTTTAACAGAGGCAGGTAAATCTAACCAACTAACACTATATGACCATACTTATGATGCAGCTACAGTCAAAGGCGGTTTCAATACAGGCATAGGTGTACATAGTTCTGTGATATATCCACTTATTACACCTACCAAAAGATTGTTTTTTGACTCATCTTTAAGCTCAAGTGATGCTAGTAACTATTCAGGTAATTTAATTAGTGTAGGAACAGATGCAACAAGAGGTTTAGCCTTTACTGACTTAAAACCTGCTATAAAATGCTCACATATTATTGAGGCTATAGAAGGTAAATATGGTATAGTATTTACAAGAGACTTTTTTGGCACTGAAGCATTTACTAGTTTATTTATGTGGTTAAGCTCTGCATCAGGTGATATTATAGATTATGAATTTCAAGGGAAAGAAATACAAACTATAGACATCACAAATCTACCTGCTATAAGTATTACAGACGATAAGTTCACAACTAATCCTAGCGTATCTAGCAACCATACAGTAGACTTTGAAATGAAAAAACACATATTCTCAGGTGCCTGTAAAAAAGGATATTTTGTTATGGAACTTAAAATAACACCATCTGTAGGGCAAACAGAAAAGAATTATACTATAAAAGCAATAGATGATGTGTCAGGAGATACACTAGCTGAAATATCAGGTATAGGCACACAAACACTAAAATTCAACAAAACCTTCTGTCATAATAGAGACCCTAGACTTTACAAGGTAAGGTTTGTAGTAGAAACATATGTAGGTATTGTATTTACTGCTGAATTCAGTGCTAAAGTCGCACTGTTTAGATTTACAGGTTATTCACCAACTTTTGCAGCAGCAAATAGTGGTGCAACGTATACTACTACAAGTAAAATAATTATTAGGGATCATTTGCCTGACATGAAAATTATTGACTTTTTATCAGGTATATTTAAAATGTTTAACCTTGTAGCTTTTTATGAGGATGACGAATCTGATACAGATTTTGGTAAAATAAAAGTTATGACCTTAGATTCTTTTTATGCTGATGCGGTAAACAATCCTACAGGCGGCACAATAGACATACAAGATTACGTTGACATATCTCAACATACAGTTTCCGCAACTCTGCCTTTCACTACAATACATTTTAAGTTTGAAGAGACAGATACTATTCTAATGGAGAATCACTTTGTTACACATAATAAGATTTTTGGTAATGCAGAATATACTCCTGAAGGATATACAGATTTTGGTAAAAAGTATGATGTACAATTACCCTTTTCACATTTAAAGTATGAGCATTTATTAGATTTAGGAGACAATCAAACTCAAACAGAAATTCAGTGGGGTTATGCTGCTGGTGGTAATTTTAATGAAGATACAGGAAATTATAGTTCAAAGAATATAAAGCCGTTATTGTTTTATGGTATATATCAAACTATATCAAGTGCCAATCACTATATAAATTGGATTAGTGGATCTGAAGATGCTATCTCAACTTACTGGAGACCATCAAATGCTAATGAAGCACCGACTAAAGATGGTTCAAGTGTTATAACGGCAGCACCTGATTTCATGATAAACTTTGACTCAGAGGTAGATGAATTCGAATTAACGGATTACAATAGTCTGCTAAACACTACGGGAACTGGTTTTGAGCAAGGAGATGAGCAACAGTTGGCAAATAATTCGTTATTTAAAAAGTTTTATAGTAGTTATATTAGATCTGTATTTAATCCCTTGAAGAAGGTTGTTAAATTTACTGCATATCTGCCGCCAAACGTGATAATCAGATATAAATTAAATGATCAGCTTAAATTTCAGGATAATATTTATAGAATAAATTCTATAACTACAGACATAAGAACTGGCAAAAGTACATTAGAATTATTAAACCTATTTGAAGGAGAGATAGTATGATAAAAAATATATTAGAATTATTGAATGCAGATGATTGGTATGGCATATCAGAAGATGTTGATATCGCTAAAGGTAAATATAAAGCTGTAAGTGATATTAAAGAATTAAAGCAAACACTAAAAAGAATAAGATATGGCACAAGAAGTTCTAGTTAGGATACTGGTTGACGGTGGTAATGCCACAAGGAATGTTAACAAAGTTAAACAGAGTTTTAATAATTTAGAAAAGTCTGTTAACAGAGTGCAAAAAAAGGGTAAAGATCAAAATGCAAATGCTGGTCTTGACAATGCAATACTTATGGAAACAAGTAGACTTGCCTCTGACGTAAGTTATGGTTTTACTGCCATAGCTAATAACTTAGGTCAATTAATAAACTTATTCAGGATGTCTAAGGATGCTTCAGGTTCATATGCTCAATCCTTAAAAAACCTTCTGAAGTTTCAGAACCTATTATTAGTTGCAGTACAATTGGTTATTGCATTTTTACCTAGACTTATTAAACTTTTTGGTGGGAGTGCTGATGCAACAAGAAAGCTTAAAGATGCATTAATAGAAGCACAAGCTTCATTTAAAAATACAGAGATAAATGTAAGAGCTTTACAGGGTGCTATCGACAACAGCAACGGTTCATATGAACAAAGAACAAAACTTGTAGATAGACTCAAAAAAGTAACTGGATTACAAAACATTGAACTTGATGCAAACAATCAATTAAGTAAAGACTCGAATGAACAAATAGAAAAAGCTATCAAATTAGCTTTACTTGAAGCTAAAGCTAAAGCCATATTGTCACTTATAGATGAAAATAATAAAAAGGCACTTATAGAAATACAAAAAATAAGAGAAAAAGAAAGTTCAGGTGTAAATAAATTCTTTACGTTACTTAAAACACTGTTAGAGCCTATCTCGACATTTTTTAGCAAAGTATCAGAAAAGGTAGTTAACTTCTTTAAGTTAATTCTTAACAATCCACTTACCGCCATGTTCTTCCCTACTTTAAAGATAGGTACAGAATTATTTGACAAGTATAATGAAGCAGTAGATGGTACAGAACAAACAGAGAAAAGAAGACAGAAAACCATAGTAAAAGTAAAAGAAATACAAGATGGTGTTAATAAAACCAACCAACAATATATAGATGAATTAAAAAAGGTATACGATGAAATAGAAAACTTAAATTTATCAGAAGAGAAAAATATAGTAACTAAAAAAGAATTTGATTCTGTCACTAAGCAACAAATAGAACAGATACAAAAACATATAGAAGCTATAAGAGAACTAGGTAAAATAAGAGAGGAATATTTTAAAAAGAATGAAGATTTAGAGGTAAGAGAATTAACAACTATAGGTGGTAGAATAGAATTTGCTAAAAAACAAAGGTTAGCTGAAATTAAAAGCATTAAAGCTGACGAAGAATACAAGCAGGATGCAATACTACAGGTGAACAAGTATTATGATAAACTTCTGCTTGTAGAGAAAAAAGAAGCTTTACAAGATTTAGCATCAGCATTTATACAGGCTGCTGGAGAACAAAGTAAAGTAGGCAAAACAGTTGCTATAGCACAAGCTTTATTTAACACATATCAAGGTATAACAAAAGCTATAGCTGAAAATTCACCACCTTTAAGTGGAATTTATGCAGCCACTCAAGCTTTAATTGGATTTGCTCAAGTAAGAAATATTATTGGTACAGACCCTACCAACCCTAGAATGAGGGGTGGTTCTATTGGCTCAGGATCTACTGTAGAAGCACCTGACTTTAATGTGGTTGGTGCATCTCAAGTATCTCAGTTAGGAAGACTTGTTTCTTCACAGCAGAACAAACCATTAAAAGCTTTTGTGGTAGGTAAAGAGATATCTTCACAACAAGAATTAGATAGAAATATAACAAACACAGCAGGAATATGAGAATTATAGAATTAATAATAGACGATGAAGCATTACTTGCAGGAATAGAAGCTATTAGTATAGTTGACAAACCTGCTATAGAAGAGAAGTTTATTGCTTTATCAAAAGACCATAAAATACAATTAGCAGAAGTAGATTCAGAAAAGAGAATACTAATGGGTGCTGCTTTAGTGCCAAACAAAAATATATATCGTCAAACAGAAGATGATGAATATTATATATACTTTTCAGAAGATACAGTAAGAAAAGCATCAGAACTATTTCTTATGAAAGGCAATCAGAATAAATCTACACTAGAACACCAAGCATCACTAAATGGTTTGTCTGTAGTAGAGTCTTGGATAATAGAAGATGAAGTACACGATAAGTCTAAGAAATACAATATGGATTTACCTGTAGGTACTTGGATGGTTTCTATGAAAGTAAACAACGATGATGTTTGGGAAAACTATGTTAAGACAGGTTTAGTTTCAGGTTTTTCTATAGAAGGATATTTTACAGATAAAGTAGAAATGAGTACAGAATTACTAGATGAATCTGAAGCAGAAGAAATATTATTAGAGGTAAAAGACTTTATTGAATCTAAAAGAACAGAACTTGCATCTTATAGTGACTATCCTCAAGGTGTAGTAAACAATGCTAAAAGAGTATTAGAATATGTAGATAAAAATGGTTGGGGTTCATGTGGCACTGCTGTAGGAAAACGTAGAGCTTCACAACTGGCAAAAAAAACACCATTATCTGTTTCTACTATAAAAAGAATGAGAAGCTTTCTAGCTAGACATAAAAAAGACCTAGAAGTATCTAAAACATATTCTGATGGATGTGGTAAACTAATGTACGATGCTTGGGGTGGTAAAGCTGGTCTTAGATGGTCTGTATCTAAATTAAAAGAATTAGGTGAAATAGATTTAGAATCACAAGTTGTAGATGATAACTTTGCAATTATAGATGATAGATTAGCATATTCTAGTAAAGAAAAAGCTGAAGAGATGGCTAAAAATATTGGATGTGAAGGATTTCACGTACATAACTTTGAAGGCAAAGATTGGTATATGCCTTGTAAAGAACATATAAAAGAAGATATGCAAAAATGTCCTAAAGGATTTGTAAAAGATAAAACTGGTAAATGTGTAAAGAAAAGTATGTATGCAGAAGTAGGTCCTAAAGGTGGTGTAAGAAAATCACCTAAAGCACCAGCATCAGGAACTCCTAACCCAAACCCTAAAGGAAAAGGTACAGCTAAAGGTAATGCCAAAGGTAAAACAGGTGCTAAGGTATCTGCAAAAGATAGAGCTACCCTGCAAAAGAAAGCAAATGAATTTAATGAAAAGTACAAATCTAAATTAGGTTATGGTGTAACAGTAGGCATGTTGGCTAGTGTATATCAAAGAGGACTTGGTGCATTTAACACAAGTCGTTCACCAAAGGTCAGATCTGCTTCTCAGTGGGCATTTGCAAGAACCAATGCATTCTTGTATCTAATAAAAAATGGTAGACCACAGAACGCAAAGTATACTACAGATTATGATTTGCTACCTAAGAAACATCCTAAAAGTAAAAAGTAATGATACGTAGAAGAAAAAATGCAACAGTAAGTAGAAGTTCACCTAAAGGTGGTAAAAGAGGATGCTTATGTCCTGATGGTATAACATACCATTCTAAGTGTTGTGATGGAAGTCTTCAAGCACAAGGAATTGGTAATATTACAGGAGACGGAACTTAAAAATGAAACATATTAATTATAAGTAATTAATTACGTGAATTATTTTATAAATATATTAATATGGAATCTCCAAAAGCGACAACAATTTTAAATGAAATATTGCAGAAATTGTCTAAGCTTACTAAGGAAGATGAATTAGCTCAAGGCATCAAAGAAGAAGTCGTTGCAGAGAATTTATCTGAGCAAGTAAATGAAGACAACCAAGAAGCAAAACAAGAACTATCTGAAGAAGTAAAACAAGAAGCTTCTGAAGAAAGTGCTGAAGCAGAGTTATCCGAAGAGTCTACGGAAGTAGAAGCTGAAGAAACTCAACTGATGGAAGGTTATGTTAAGCAAGAAGAATTTGAATCTAAAATATCTTCTTTAGAGTCGAAAATGGCAGAGCTTATGAAGAAAGTAGACGAAGATCTTGGATATGCAAATAGAGACAAAAAAATGATGTCTAAGCAAATCGAAAAACTTTCTGCTGAACCTGCTGCTGAAACTATTAAACATAGTCCTGAAACAGAAGTAAAAAAAGCTAATGTAAGCTTTATAAATCCGAACAGACCTATCAGCACACTAGATAGAGTTCTAGAAAGAATAAGTAAATAAATAATCATAGAAAATAAATAAAAATGGCAACAACAACTTCGATTACTACTACTTATGCTGGTGAATTTGCTGGTAAGTATATTTCGGCAGCATTACTTAGTGGTGATACACTAGCTAATGAGTTAGTAACAATAAAACCAAATGTAAAGCACAAAGAAGTGCTTAAGAAAGTGGCATCTGATGATATCGTCAAGAATGCTACTTGTGATTTTGATGCTACTTCCACACTTACTCTTACTGAAAGAGTACTTACTATGGAAGAGTTTCAAGTAAACCTACAATTATGTAAGAAAGATTTTATATCTGATTGGGAAGCTATCCAAATGGGATACTCTGCATATTCAAATCTACCTCCATCTTTTGCTGACTTTTTAATAGGTCACGTAGCAGATAAGGTAGCTCAAAGAATGGAGACAAATATTTGGAATGGTGTTAACGGTACAGCAGGACAATTTGATGGATTTAAGCAAACACTTGCTGCAGATTCAGATGTTGTAGATGTTGTAGCAACGGATGTTACATCTTCTAATGTTATTGCACAAATGGGTGCTGTAGCTGATGCAATTCCTCAAACTGTTTATGGTAAAGAAGATTTATATATCTACGTAGCATCTAATGTTTACAGAGCATATGTAAGAGCTTTAGGAGGATTTTCAAGCAATATTGGTGCTGCTGGTACAGATAACAAAGGTACACAGTGGTTCAATGGTGGAAATCTAACTTTTGATGGTATCAATGTTGTACTAGCAAAAGGACTACCTACAAACATTATGGTAGCTGCACAAAAATCTAACCTTTATTTCGGTACTGGTCTTTTATCAGATCACAATGAAGTAAAAGTTATTGATATGGCTGACCTTGATGGATCTCAAAACGTAAGAGTTGTAATGAGATTTACTGCTGGCATACAGCATGGAATTGGTAGTGAGGTAGTACTTTATACCTAATAGATAATTATTAACAAGAATGTGGGTAGTTTATTCTGCCCACTATTCTACCTAAAACTAAATATAAAATGAGTTGTAGTTTAACACGATCAAGAGCCGAAGCCTGTAAAGATTCAGTAGCGGGTATTAAGGAAATTTATTTAGTTGACTTTGGTGGTTTAGGTACAGTTACTCTAGGTTCAAGTGATGAGGTAACAGATATTACTGGTAGTTCATCGAATGCTATCACAGCACAAAAATATGAACTAAAAGGTAATAATTCTTTTGAAACGACAGTACAAGCTTCAAGAGAAAATGGTACAGTCTTTTTTGAGCAGACACTAAACATAACACTCAAGAAACTAACTAAAGAAGACCACAAAGAGTTAAAGCTTTTATCTGCAGGAAGACCACACATCTTCGTAAGAGATAAGAACGACAATATTCTTTTGATGGGTAGAGAAAATGGTGCTGATTTAATGGAAGGTACAGTAAGCACTGGAAATGCACTTGGTGATTTCAACGGATACAATTATACATTCGTTGCACAAGAAAGCACTCCGCCAAACTTCTGTACTGTAGGAGCACCTACTGTAAACAATTATCCATTAACGTTCTCAAGTTTATCAGGAGACAATACAACTATTGGTACACCAGTACAAGTATAAGGATTCTTTGTTTTATTAATAAAAAGGGGTATATTTATATACCCTTTTTTTATGCCTAAAAACAAACGGAGATGATACAGTTATTTAGGTATGCATATTTTAACAACATCAACAAGCAATCAAGACTTAAAATTTATAGCTAGGGCAGATGCTACTTCTCCTACATTATCTTTAACAGATAAAGAAAAAAGAACTACATCTACAATTAGTGTGAGTAAAACTACCGATGGTGGTTATATGAAACTTACAGGTAGCTTTGCATTAAAAGAAGGCAGACAATATTTATATAGAGTTAAAGATGGTACAACAGAAATATACAGAGGTTTAATATTCTGTACAGATCAGACTGCACTTGATAAATACTTCATAAACAATGGAGAATATGTGACTCAAGATAATTACGATAATGATTTTATAGTATTAGATTAATATGGCAAGAAGAAGTAAAACAAGACAGAAGAATGTAAACATGGTGGCAAAAGATTCAGTTCATGTTATAAATCTTTCTTCATACACATCACCACAAGTAGTTGAGAATCCTAGAAAAGACTATATAGAATATGGTGATGATAACCAATACTTTCAATACTTAATTGATAGATATAATGGTTCTGCTACCAACAACGCAGCAATAAATGGTATATCAGAAATGATATATGGTAGAGGACTGGATGCTTCTGATAGCAAAGAAAAAGTAGAGGCTTATGAGCAAATGAAAAGTTTGTTTACTAAGGAATGTATGAAAAAAGTATGCTATGACTATAAAATGATGGGTCAAGCTGCAGTACAAGTAATTTATACAAAAGATAGAACAAAGGTATTTGAAGTAGAACACATACCTATTGAAACACTTAGAGCTGAGAAAGCTACAGATGGTAAAGTAATGGCTTACTATTATCATCCCAAATGGAAGGATATAAGGAAAGATGACGAGCCTAAACGTATATCAGCATTCGGAATGTCTAAAGATGGCATAGAGATACTTTATATTCGTCCATACAAGGCAGGATTCTATTACTATTCACCAGTAGATTATCAAGGTGGTTTACAATATGCCGAATTAGAAGAAGAAATAGGTAACTATCATATAAATAATATACAAAATGGTTTGCAGCCAAGTATGTTAATTAACTTCAATAATGGCACACCTAACAAAGAACAAAGAGACGAAATAGAAAGAGCTATATATGAAAAGTTTAGTGGATCATCCAATGCTGGTAAATTTATATTAGCATTTAACGACAGCAAAGAATTAGCTGCAACGATTGAACCAGTCATGATTCCTGATGCTTACCAGCAGTATGAGTTTTTGGCAAATGAGTCTATGACCAAAGTTATGGTTTCACATAGAATAGTATCACCTATGCTAGTTGGAATTAAAGATCAAACTGGATTAGGTAATAATGCACAAGAATTAGAAACAGCATCTTTACTTATGGATAATACAGTCATTAGACCTATGCAAGTAACTATAATAGATGAACTACAAAAAATATTAGAATATAATAATATTGATTTAGACTTATACTTTAAAACACTACAGCCTTTAGAATTTACTGATCTGACCAATGCTATAACAGATGCAGAAGTAGAAAAAGAAACAGGTGTAAAAAAAGATGATATACAAAAAGAAGAGGAAATAAACGAACAATCTGAAGAATAATGGCAACAGCACTATTTATAAAAAGAGAAGACCTAGTAAAAAATACTGCTATAAGTGGTTCTGTAGATACAGACAAATTTATTCACTTTATAAAACTAGCTCAGGAAATTCATGTAAGAAATTATTTAGGCACAGATTTATATGATAAAATTAGTGCAGATATAGTTGCTGGTAGTTTGGCTGGTGATTATCTAACTTTAGTAAATGAATATATACAAGACATGTTAATTCATTATGCTATGGCAGAGTATCTACCTTTTGCCGCTTATACTATATCTAATGGTGGTGTACACAAACATGAAAGCGAAAATAGTCAAACAGCAGAAAAAAGTGAAATAGATCAACTTATTGCAAAAGAAAGAGATTATGCAGAATATTATACAAATAGATTTATAGATTTTATGAGTTTTAATGCTGCATCAAAGTACCCTGAGTATTATACAAATCAAAATGAAGAAATATATCCTGACAAGGATTCTAATTATGCTGGTTGGGTACTGTGAAGAAAAGAAAAAAAATTGGACAATATAAACCAAAACAGAAGAACGAAATAAGACTTTCAGGTTATCTTAAAAAGAATAATAATGAGCTACGGTAAAGTTTATGAAACAAGTTGGTGGGGTAATTTACCAGCACTTATATTTTTGGGTTTTAACAAA